GGTACGGCGACGGCTACGGCGACGGCAACGGATACGGCGACGGCGACGGCGACGGATACGGCGACGGCGACGGCGACGGCGACGGCAACGGATACGGCAACGGCTACGGCGACGGCGACGGCAACGGATACGGCTAATTTTTAAGCCCTATTAACTTAGGGCGATCTACCAAGCATTTAATGAATGTTTAGTAAATTTTATTAAAGGGGTTAAGGATGAAAAAAGTTTATAAAATATATTGTGATGGCATATTTAGCCACTATGAATATAGCAAAGAAAAAGCAATAAAAGCAAGAACACAATTAAAAAGTTTTGGTTTTGTTAAAAATTATATTAAGGCGTTAAATAATGTATGACACACAAAGAGAACACGACACAGACAAAGCAATCACAGAAATGTTTGCAACTCCACCAAAGTTTTTAGAGAAATGTTTAACGTGCAAACTATACTTTGGTTGCGACAAAGACGTAGGCGATCAATTATGTGTTGCGGATAAAGACAACATTGTGACGTGTTTGTCCGTTGATATTGAAATGCAAATCGCAAAGTTAAGCGGTTGCGTAATGTTTGAGGAGATAAAATGAAAATAGAATTATTGCGAATATTGCAACACGCTTTAATTGGCGGTAGGAATGGAGAAATGGCTTTTATATATAATAGCCCGTTAGTTAGAGAACTATACGATGAGTTTGAAAGCAACGAATACGATGAAAACAAAAAGTTTATTGAATTTTTAAAAGAAGCTTTAAAGGAAACAAAATGACCTATTTAACAGCAAAATACTTACAACGGTTGCAAATTGTTATTTTAAAAAGAAAAGGTAAATGATGAAAACAACAATAGACGGCACACAACTATGGGGTGTTGATGAAATTGCAAAAAGCGATCTTCACTCGTTAGATGAATTTCAAATAACAGTTGGCGCAGTACGTGACTTTTACAGTCGATACATGAAACTTAAAAGTGAACTTCAAAATGAAAAACTTAAAACTGTTTCTTTGGAAGATAAAGTTAAAAGTCAAAATCGTTTTGTAGTGTTTGCGTAAGGAGACCGACCAATGAGTAAATATCTAAACGATGAAACTATAACAAACGCTGAGCGTGACAACATGGCAGTAGATGAGTTTGCAAATGCTATGAAAGAAAAATTAGAAAAAGCAAGGGCTAAAGGTCGTTATGGATGGCATTCTAAATTACATTGTAGCGATGAGCATTTAGCGCATTTATTCCATGAACACTTAAGCAAGTGCAATGATGGAAACTTTATTGATCTTGCAAACTTTTTGATGTTTTTACATGTAAGAGGCGCAAAATCAATAGTATTAAGCAATGAAGCACAAGAAGCTAAAAGTTGCAAGGGGTGTATATATGATTATGAAGGTAAAAATTTTGAGTGTTTTGTTGGCGGATGTATTAGAATAGGCAGTAAATACTCTGAAGATTTATTTAAATTAAATGAACTAAAATGAACTTAAAACAAAAAATAGACATAGTAAGATTAATACAAGGTATTTGCTTTTTTTCTGCTTTTATGGCTATTGGAATTTCTTATCATTGGTGGCAATAATGCGCTATATACCAAAAAAATATTTGCCTCAAATAAAATGGAGTGGGCGATACATTCGTGCAACAGATAGCGACATGGAAGATACGTTAAACGTCCAACGTAAAAATGATAAAGTGCAATTAAACAAAGAAACGTATGCAAAAAAATATCGTGGCAAACTTATCAATACAATGTACATTCCATCTCACCAAGATTACGAAAGCAATCTTGAACAAGTGCGAAACTATTGCTTGTATCTGTACTGGGTAATAAACTATTACATAGGTGACACAGAGCTTTCAAAGATACTGGCAAAGTTTGAAGGTAGCACGCAAGGAAGTTGGTATGTGTGGATAAATGAGCAGATTATGACAACGAGAATGACTGTTAAATTTTCTCAGTTTATCCGGTGTGCTAAATTAATTTTACTTAGCCCGCATTTGCAATTTGAGCGTAACAAGATGTTTAAAACGCATACTAAGTTTTTTGACACTGTTCAATTAAACATGATTGACAAAGAAAATGTATTAAGGATTGATTGATGTACGATCTAAAAACAAGCATAACGCTAGGCTTAATTGCGTTTGGAGTGTTAGGGTATTTGTGCTTTTTATTTTATGATTTAGCTAAAGGAGATGAGAGATGACAAGAGAAGATTACGAAGCTCACAAAGAAGAGATTACTTTTCTTCAATGGTGCTTAACGTCAATGTTTATAAGCTGGGCAATTATGTGCTATATATGCTACGACAAAAGCATAGAAAACGAGCAACTAATCACCAAGCATAACAGAGCATTAATTGAGCTTAACGCAAAACTAGAGTTAAAAGAAGCAGAGATTAAAGAAGCGCAAGAGTGGCTTGGTATTGTGTTTGAAGAAGGTGCTGATATAACGAATAAGTACAACGAGTTAAAAACTAAATGTAAAAAGGTGAAAAAATGAAAATTAAAAAACTACACAAAGATGCAATTTTGCCAAGATATGCCACAGATGGGGCTAGTGCGTTTGATCTATTTGCTTATGAGGATGTAGTATGGGATAGTTACGAAGGACAAAATTATTGGCATGCAACTGTTAAGACTGGTTGGGCTTTTGAAATTCCACATGAATGTGGCTTATTTATTCTTAGCCGTAGTGGTCATGGCTTTAAACATGACACAACTTTAGCTAATAGCGTTGGACTTATTGATTATGACTATAGGGGAGAAGTTCAAGTTAAATTAATTTGTTTTGACGTTATTCCTCCTAAGATTACAGCAGGGCAAGCAATAGCACAATGTGTTTTAATGAGCACCCCTCGTTGTTATTTTATGGTAAGTGATGAGCTAAGTGCAACAGAACGTGGAGATAAAGGATTTGGGAGTAGCGACAAATGACCCAACGAGAAGAAGCAAAATTAAAACAGCTTGACGCAAAAATTAAAAATGTTGACGAAGAGATTAAAAAGCTAGAGATTGTTAAATCAAATTTACAGTCACAAAAAAATACGATTATTCAAGGAGTTTACAAATGAAAATCTGTAACGACTGCGAAGCTATTTTTAGCGATAATTATACGGTGTGTCCTAGTTGCAAAGGTAAAAACATGAAACGATATTTACCGTCTGTTAAACAAGTTGAAGAGGTTGAGGAAGTTGAGCCTATTACGGCTTATGTGGAGTTTACTCCGTTAGATGATTTTCAAGGATAAAAAATGAAAACAATAGTAGTAACAGTATCAAATGGATACGCAAGAAGAGAAGATGAATTTGAAGTAGAAGATGATTTAACAGAAGAAGAAATACAAAAATATGCTTTTGAAGAAATGTTGCAAATGATAGATTGGAACTATTACGAAAAAGGCAATGATTAATGAAATACAGCACAAAGCTAGTCTATGGCATACCGCCTGCAGTTCTTGCAAATATGAGGCACGTGGACGCTTTAAATGCGTGTAAGTGTGGCGGTAAGTTGCAACTGGAAAGATTTTCAAAACCGCCACTTGCTAAATGGGGTGGTAGGCGGTTGGCGTTGGTGGCTTATATTAACAAGTCTATCGATTGGGTAGATGAAAAATTAAAGGAGATGTAATGGAAGATGAAAGAGATGATAGGTGGCAACCTATTCCACCGCTTACAATATGCCGTATGCCAAAATGTGTACACGATATGCCATACGATAGCGAGTGCGAAGAATGCCAAAAGGAAGCGCAAAAAAAACAAAATAAGCCTTTTAGCGTTGAAGAAAAATCGCATAACAATGGCGGAAGCACAGACTACTATAAGCTAAAGACAACATGGAAAGATTTAGCAGACATCATGGAAGATAGAAGCATGAACTACAACCAAGGCAACATTTTTAAAAGTGCATTTTGTTTTAATGTTGGCAGACATGATGGCACAAGTTATGAGCGTGAGCTTAACAAAATTATTTATTTTGCAGAACGTGAACTTAAAAGGATTAAAAATGTGGAACATAAAACACTAGGCTTTACAGTCACAGAAGTTAAAATAAAAGACGGTTGGGTTTATTTTAACAGTAGCGGTATTCCTTGCACTATGGAAGAGGAAAAGTTCAAGGCGCATTATGAAAAATGTTAGTAGTGGGTTTATCACAGAGCTTTCATACTGTAGCCTTGCATATGGACTTATACACACAGCAATGGAAGTTGAAAAAGGAACTTGTGCGGAATTTGGAGCAACAAAAAGAGGGTCATCCTATAAAGTAAATAAACAGCTTGACCGACGCATGTTAAAGCTTAAAGATGAGCTATGGTCGTTTATGCAACTGTACTCGTCTTATGCTGACAAAGTTATGATTAAAAACACTAAGCTTTTTAGACTTGTGTTGTCACACGTAAATTCAGCCATTCAGCTTGACTACTTAGCAGTTATGATACTACACTTACGTTTTGCACTTAACGAGCGTTCTAAGCCACTCAATGAGGCTTTTAACTGGATTACTAATAGCGAGAGTCAATTAATGGCTATCATGGATTTACTAGACACCACAGCGTGTAGAGATAAAGAGAGTGAAATGTTTAAGTTAGCAGATCAAATAGTGAGGGATATGTAATGGAAATACTTTTAATTGGTTGTTTAGTAGTCCATATTATTATGTTTGTTGTGGATATAATTAAAAAAGAATATTATGTTTATTCTTGGGTTGCTACTTCTTTTGTGTGGTTATTAAATTTTATGCTTAAATAAAAAAGCCCTCCGATTAAAGAGGGCTAAAAGGTTAAGATGAAAAGATTGAGGTAGGATTGTATTATAGCATAATTATTGACATTTTTTTACTTCTGCCCTAACTTTTTCACCATCTTCTTTAAATTTTAGAACTTCTCCCCATAACCACTTAACCATGGACTCTTCTTGCCCTGTTTGAAAAGTTTGATAATATATTTCAGGTTGAGCAGGAATATCAGGCGTGCACTTTTGCTGAACGCTTACGTATTGATCTATTATAGGTGGCTCTGGTTGTTTAGTGCCACACCCGCTAACGGCTAAGGCTATTAACAAAATTAACAGCGTTTTGGCAGCTAGTCGCATTTTTGTCTCCTACCCATTTGTTTAGTGATTCTCTAAGGTTTTTATACCTTGCTTCAATTTCTGTTTTTTCAGCTTTAACAATCTGCATATTTTTTTCTTTGTCTATTGAGTTTTGTTTTGCCACTTCATTTTGGAAAGATATTTCAGCACTCTTCGCAGATACTCTGATAAGCAATTCTTTGTTGTCTGATATAGCTTTGGTCAGTTGCTTACCTTGCTCAATTATAAATTTGTCTTTTAAGTCTATCTCTACGCTCAATGCTGACTTATCGACATAAAGTGAGATAGATAGTGCAGATACACCTATAAAAGCTACTGAGAGAGCTACAATAGCAATGTATAACCATTTACTAGTTCCAGTAAACAAATCTAATAGAAATGACATTTTATACCGCCTCCGCTCTATTTATCCAACCATTTAAAAATATACTTTTTTTAGGGTTAGCTTGGACTAATGATTTATAGTATTCGATCTCTTCGTCATCAAATCCTTGGTCAAAAAAACTAAAATCACTTTCGTTAATTGCTTGGATAGTTTTACCGCCAATAACCCCGTCTACCGTAACGCCCACCAAATCTTGCGCACACTTAATAGCCCTCTTCATTCCAGCGTTGCACCCAAACACAAATAATTCATCTGCTTTGTGTTGTGCCTCTATTTCGCTTAATCTGTATGGTTTCCAAAATGTATCAAAATAAAAATCGTAAACTTTTTCAGTTAAATCATTCATGTAGTAAAGTTTTTTTGAAATTTCACGTAATGGTTCACCGTCGTTATCTGCCATAAATTGGTTGATAATATCCCATCCCCCCCATGACGGATTAGCGGTTTGATATATGCCCATGTACGTATACCCTTCTTCAGTAGGGTTTACCTCCAGTGCGTTGGATGCACTGCTGAATTCAAGACCCATTAAGACATTCATACTATCTTCAAATTTTGCCATGTGTTACTCCTGATCTCTATTTCTTATTGATTTAAATTTTTCCATGTCTACGTTAGCACGGGTATCTGTGTATTTAGAAATTGCGCTTAGTCCACCGTATGTCACCATATAAGCCATAGCTAAATCTACGTTAACTCCACTATGGAAATTTTGCCAAATTAAAATAAGACTAATTAAAAAAAAACTGATGGTATGTGGTGTTTTTGTTGAGCTTAGTTGCCCATTTCGGAGAAATAAATTACTAATCATTTTCTATTCTCCTTTTCATATAGCATTTTAGTTATTTCTTTTATTTCGTCAAAAATCTTTTTTTGACCTTCCATAATTTCTGTTTTAAAATCTTTAAAATCCTCTGTTTTTAAATATTTGTCAAATTTTGAATGGATGTCTTTTACTTCTTTTTCGTTCTTTGTCTCGTGCGCCACAAATCTGTTGTTAACGTGGTTAATATAAGCCATCGCCACTACTGTCAAAAATGTAAATAACGCACCTATAATTCCTACTGCCCATGAAAGTATATTATTTTCCATAACCGCCCTATGCGTTCTTTTTGTCGAGTACAACAATATACACCTGATATACTATTACTTGAATAATAAGTGGGATAATCATAGCATATTTAGGAAGTCGGTTAAAAAAGTTAGTAATAAACGCAAAATCAACAATGGCAACAAGAAAAGAAAAAACAATTAAAGATATAAAAGCTCTATTTATAATTAATAAAAAGTTTTCTTGTGCTGTTGTTGGTGCTTTTTCAATAATTATTTTATTTGAATATCTCCACATTAAATAAATACTGGCGATAATACTTAATGCCAACAATATAGATGTAGCCATTCTTAAATATTCGTAATTTTGAAACATACTATGCTCCCACATAATAAAAATATAATGACACTAAAATAATGTCTTGAAACACCCCATATACAATCTCTTGCCACGCCCACCCATCTGGCAAATATTTAGGAATTGTTTTCCACTTTGCTAAATTATACCCTATCTCACAAGCTACTGGAAACAAGATAGCCAGTAAAATAATAGCAGTCACAATAACATAAAAATCAATAAACCAAATTAATGGGATTAGGCACGCCCACCAAATAATTCCGCGAAAAAACAACCATACTCTATAATGCCAAAGCTTTTCTCTTGTGTCTGTTAATGCGCCTAAAGCGTCTCCCCATTTAAAACATTCCCCAACTATGTATAAAACCCCTACGCTTAAAGCCACATAGTAGTTAGAAGTGATTAAAAAAATAATAACGGATAAAAGCAAACCAATAACCTTACTAAATATCCCGTACATTCCTCTTAGGCGATTTAAAATAAACATTTCTTAATCCTATTTATAAATTATTTGTAACTAACTTGGTTGCTCCACTTGCAGAATCTACTATTTGAGCTACCGTATTGCCGTTAATTCTGTTTCCAGATACTAAATAATTATTTGAAGTACCTAGAATTTCTACACCAATTGAGTTAGCAGAGTACCCTGCGGCTTGCGCTATAGTGTTTCCAGTTATTGTCACCCCTGTTACGTTGCTTAGCGTTATCCCTCTTGATATATTTCCAGCTATTGTGCATCCATTAATTAAAACAGATAATGCAGAAGATATACTAAAGCCATTTGAAGCATTGCTGTATAGTTCGCAGTTTTCAAATTGAGCACCATTTACGTTTCCAGATATTGTCACGCCGTTTCCCCCCGTAGACCCAGAAAACCAAGCAGAATCAAAAGTAATTCTTCTGACAGACCCAGTACCAGTGGGAGATATTATTACACACCCAGCGCTTCCTTGATCAAAAAAACAACCTACTACTTTAAGGCTAGAAACTTCCCCAGAACTATTTACAATACGAAGGCAATTAACTCCTCCAAGGACATCACAGTTTTCTATTCTTAGCCCTGCGCCACCTGTAATAAGTATATTATAACCAGCACCTTCTAGGATACAATTACTTACTGCCCTAACTTCAGCACTTGTCTCTATAAGAAGAGAGGAATTTGTAGCTCTTAAATCACAACCTGATATATAATGTCTAGCGCCTTTGGAATTAATTGACGTATGTACATTGTAAGTTGTACAATTTGTTATCCATGCTCTAGAGCCTTCAAGAATAAAAGATATTGATGTAGTTGCTCCCCCAGTGCCTATAACATTGACGTTATCAATATGAACATCAACTATTGCACCTCCAGCATGAAAAACATTTTTATTTGCATCAACATTTATTACACATCCATTTCCTAGTATCGTAGAATAGTCTTGAAGTTCTAATTGCGTTCCAATTCTAATATTTGCTTTTGGAAAACTTACTAGCTTAGAAAAGGTTAAGGTAGCTTGAACAGCAGATGAATCGTCTGTTGCTCCATCACATATAGCCCCGAACCATTTAATGCTAACTGCTCCACTATATTGCCTATTCCAAAAACCAGTAGAGCCTGCAAATATAGTACCTCCGTTAGCTGTCCCAGTCGCTGACCATATAAATATCCCACCTCTATTTAAGTCTTTTACAATTACAGTTTTGTGTTTTGCTACATCTATTGTTACTAAATCGCTAATTAAATCAACCGTAAAAATATCTATTGAATTTTTGCCAGTTATTCCAATAGCTTGCGCTAATTCACTTTGAAAAGTACTTATACTCCCGTCGTCTAAAACATCTAAGCCAGTAGTATCTGCTATATATTGTGCAGTAGCGGCTGATACAAAACTACTTTGTCTTAATGCTTTGTTTACAAGTTCCAATCTTGCAACGCCAACTTGATTTCCAATTGTTCTTTGGCTATCTGATAAATATTCGGCTTGCGTTAATAAGTTTGTCCCAGTATCAGTTGAGGCAAATGGTAAAAAGTTATTTGTTGCCATTGTTATCCTTTTTTAAATTTTTTTTGCCCATGAGCCTATTCCCCACCCGTTGACTGCTTCGTTTTGTATGTTCCACCCAAACAAAGCCCCCCCGTTATTTGCGATGACGTAGTAATTTACTTTTACGCCCATCGGCTTAAGCGGAATATATCCTTCTGTTAATAGTGCTAATTCTACCGCATTAATCCGTTGCCCTGCAACTCCAATATTAATGCTCATATCTTGTAAATCTTCTATAATAATAAAACTATTTACAAAAACTTCTTTCCAAATAGCGTAAGCGTTTTCTATAGTTCCGTCCCATTTATTAGCGGCTATTTTTGCTTTTAAAAGTGTTCTATAGCTATCATCTGGCAAATCTTGAAGTCCGCTAGTTGGGTCAAATTTACCTTTCCAAACGCCACTATTCCATCCGTCTAATTCTGTATCGTTCCACGCAAAATATACGCCAGTTATAGGAGTACTAATACGTCTTGAAACGCCTACCCATTCGCCTATAATATCTAATTGCTTTCCTATTGCAAAATCAATGTCAAAAGCGGTGCCAAAATCTATATTTTGCAGATCAACAAAAGGCTGAATCAATGCCGAAAGTGTTGCAATAAAATTGGGCTTGTCCCTATGTTGAGATGGAACTAAATTTATATAATCTTGAATAGTTATCATACTACCGTCACCGTTATATTCGCAATTAAGCTAGTAGCTACTTCATTAAATGCTATTGTTACGTTAGAAGCCGAAGGGGTGCCACTATCACGAGCTATTTTTAAATCAGTAATATTAAAAGTTTCACCTTCCGTTGTATTTGGCAAATTTGCAGGAACATAAAGTTTTGTCAAAATAACATCATCACCTATGTTTAAAGAATTTACAGAATCAACTAGGGCTTGCTTGACAAGTTCTGCGTAGCTTGTTAAATACCCCCTTAATGCTTGTATCGTAATTGTAATGGTAATAGAAGCGTTTATAGGTCTAGAAAATTTCATTGTATGCGGTATTCCATAGCTATCATTAACCGTTACGCTTGTTGTACCATATGTGCCACATCCTGCCGTTTTACGCAATAAAATAGCATTGGCAATAGCTGTGCTGTCTCCCCCTTCTACCACTTCTGAAATTGAATGGGGTGGTATCCCATCGCCATCGGTAATATTAGTATCATTTTCGTAAGACTTGTAACGAGTAACGCCTGCTATATTTGCTATTTCGCCAGTTAAACCATCTAACACAGTTTGAGAAGGTAATGCAGTCGATACTTTTTGTCTTATTCTTAGTTCTGCGTCTGTTTCTAAATTTCTTCCAACGGTAACAGCTGAAGGGTTATTTACACTTTGCCATCCAAGTGTAGGGGTTGATATTTTTGTTATCGCATTTGCACTAGAAGATTGTGCGCCTGCGCTTTGAGCTATTGCCGTTACTGTTATAGTTCCGCTTAGAGGAATGGTAGTTGTAGGCAAAACGTATTTCTGTCCTGCTTCATCTTCAGCTATTCCGTTTTCTATAACTGTGCCAGTAGTTCCAACCACAACAAGATCAACGGTTGAAAAAGTAGCGTCTTGTCGTCTAATACCATTAATTTTTACGTTACGAGAAAGCCCAGTGCCTTGACCAGTTGAAGGGCTAAAATTGTTATATACTTCTGCGCCAACAGCCATCTCATCATATAACGCTAAAGCAAAAATAGCAACTAAGGCACCGTCTTGTGTATCTGCATCTAAATTTGTATCAACGCCATAAATTCCTTTAAAGGCGTCTTGGACATACGTTAAAACAGTAGGGTAATCAGGGTAGTGATAGCCAGTATTGTCAATGTAACTTAATGCCACTATAATACCCCCTCGATTGTAGTCGTTCCGTAATCTGTGCTTATTGTAACATTAACGGTATAGTTTCGCAAATCTCCATCGTATGCGCTTGAATACTCTAATATTTCTATTACGCCATCGGTGTTTAATATGCGATCTTTAATCATTGGGTCTATAGTATCTTTAGTGTATTTTCCAAGGGCTTCCCCTTTATAAGCTGTTCCTTCGATAATATCTAAAAACCATTCACCTTCCCAAAGTTTGAGACGAGTAATAACACTTTGTTTTACTGCATCAATTTCGTTAATATAAAAGTTTGCTAAACCATTTCCAAAAGTATAATCGTTATCTGTGCTAAGTTTTCTGTATCTTATCCCCATTAGTTTGGTACTCCCGTGCTTGATGTTCCGCTAGTAACTCCACCATGCGTGTGATTTTTAAGTGATTTATCTCCGCCTATAACGTCAACCGTTGCGGTAATTGTTCCAGTTGCATATACGTTAGGAGTGTCAAGAGTAATGCTTGTTGGCGCTTTTAACGTAATTGCACCACTTGTATCTACTTCTACGTACACATCTCCATTATCATTTCGTAATTGAGCTGTATCTGGGTTGTAATTGGAAAATAATTTAGCTTGTGATCGTGTGCCTATGATAGCAAATCCATCGCTCAAATCGTGCATACGGTGTTCGATAGGGTTTTGTATTCCTCCATTTTGCCACCACGCATCAATACAGCGTGAGGCAAATACTATCAAGACTTCGTCTCCAACCTTTAAAGGAAGAGTTAAAGAGTACCCGCCAGCTGTTGGGAAAGTAAAGGGGCAATCTAAAAGTAAAGGCATATTCACTATTTTTTTGCTTCCATCTTTTTGGAGTATTGACCCAGTAATAGTGGGTTGAGCCGATAACGTCATTTTTGCAAAATCAACACTTGCAACAATGGCAGGAAGAGCCGTCCATATTTGAGCTTGAATACTATCAAAAGCCATTCTTAGACTTTCTTCATCGTCTCCTACTCGTTCTCTGTAATCCATTGTTAACCTTTAGTCTTTAAATATTTATCGGCACTTTCGTCAACGTCAATGCACGTTAAATTACAATACCAGTCCGTACCTCTACTATCACCGTTGTATTCAAGCTTAATCACTTTATATGCGCCATCATGTGCAATAGTGGCGGGGGTATTTTCTTCGCCATTTTTCTTACCAGTGATCTTTGCTAATGCTACATCCTCTTCATTAATTATAACTTTTCCACTTACTTTAATAAGAGGGTTAAGCAAACATTTAACCATAATTCCATCGTTTGACTGCTCAGGTGTCCCCACTAGTCCGCTTTTGCTATTAAGGACAACGGCTTGCGAAGGCAATACGCTTTTAATGGGTATTACGTTCATTTTCCCATCTTGAATAGACCATGAAGAGTTATTGTTTTGTGCTATGCCTCGTGCGTAATCTCTAGCCATGCCATACATTACTTTGCCTCTTGCAAGTTGCACAACGTTTGTTAAATCAGAATACCCACCTTGTACGCCGTTATCGCCCATAGATTGGAATACAGTTTGTAGTTGGTTTTGTTGTGTTGCCCCACTTGCCAAAGAAGTGGCTATTGTGGAAAAATTATATCCAATATCGCCATCAGAACTATAAATAGCCATATAAGTATCTGTGCCATTGTCCTTACCTAGTTTAACTTGTTTAATTGTGCCGTCAAAAATAACCCCGTAGTTTTGCTCATAACCAGCCTGAAGCACAACCCTAGAGAATTCTCTTTTAATTTGATTAATTGTGTCTTGTGAAACATTATACACTTTTATATTTGCTTCGTTTGGTGTTTGTGTATCTGTTTTTTTAATCTCAAATACTACCCGAAATTGACCGAAGTCTAAAGCATTATTATTGTTTGACACAACTAAATTACATTGTCTAATAAATTGTTGCATTAGATACTCGATACAAAATATAAATTTGATTCAACGCCTAAATTTTCAAGCGTTGGAATTGCAAAATCATCGCCATCGGTTAAGATAAACATTTGCCCGTCTATTCCACATTCAGGGAATGGCTCTAAAATGTCAAGCCCAGTAGTTAACGGAATGTCAAATACTAAAGGATTTTTTTGTGCATCCATAATATCAATAATCCACCCGCTATTTACGTTCCATTTTGAATTCATTACATAATCAATTCCATTAAGTGAAATTGTAAATTGTTGAGGAGTGTTGGATAAAGGTATTTTAAAATAAGAAGCCATTTTTTTATCCTGCTAAAGTTTTAAGAGCTGATACTTTTCTCGTTTCAGTTTGAGCTGATTTTTGCCCAGCGTTTTCGGTTGCGCCAGTTTTGCCAGCGTTTCTTTGCCTTGATCGTGCAGGGACAGACGTTACCACTACATTAACTATAATAATTTCTTCTAAACTAAATTGAATTGATAAAATCGTATTAGTAGTTGCATCGGTTGTGCACGACATGGAGCCAATTAACATATTTTTATAATTTCGCTTACCGGTTATAACATCAATGAGAGTTCGCTTTGATTGCAAATCTAAAATCTTTTGATAGGTGATATTAATATCCCCGCTTTTTTCGCCCCATAAGCATTTCATTTTGAGCGTTACTGGCTTTTTAAAAGCATGATCGGAAATGGTAGCGCCTTGTTGTACTGGGTGCTTAGTAATCTCTAATACGTCCTCCGTGGTCTCTTCTATAACCACATCAGGAATAATTCCGCCTATACTTTTAATGACTGCCATTATTGCACCGCCCCTTTAAAATTACGAGCCATATTTGCGTTAACTTGATTTTGTTCTGTTGCTACCGCTTTGGCTGTTGCTTGTGGGTTATCGCTTCCCATAATTTGGATTGTAGTGTTTTGGTCTATTGATTGGTTGGAGTTTAAAGCACTTTGAGCAGAAGGCGAAATATTAGGAGTGCTAAAGCCTAGTGTGTCAAGAACGGCACTACCAGCAGAAGCAAACATTCCTCCAAGATTTTTTACTGTTTCCCAAGTGCTTTTTAAAGTATTTAAAAACTTTTCTCCAGCGGCGTTCCAGCTATCAAAAAAGCCAGATACATCACCCATAAATAATTTGGCAAAAGCGTTAATTAATTCCATAACCCCTTCAATTAAAGAGCGTAAAGAAGCTTTTATAGTGTCAATAGCGGCAATCAATAGATTAATAGCTGGCTCCCATTTAGTCCAATCGATTAAGCTATCCCCACCTTCTTTCCATGTCATAAAATCATCATATAGACCAAGTATGGCAACCCCTACACCTATAATTGCACCAATAGGAGTCGCCAAGAAACCAAGGTTAAAAGCTTTCCATGCTAAAAGTGCCGCACCCAAATAGCCTATCCATCCATTAGTCGCGTTGTTTAAATCCATAATCCAACTCACCAAGCTTATTAACACTTGCCCTGCTCTTAACGCAAGAGTTACAAAAGCCCCCGCTATCTTCATAACAATGTTAATTAAAGGCTCTAAAAAAGCCATAATTTGTCCTGCATTTTGCATGAGGTAATTACGAAATTCTTTAATCGACTCTGTTACTTTTATAATTCCTTCTCTAATTTTTGGCATCATTTTAACTGCCATAGATTCGTAAAGCTTTGAAAAAAACATACGCACAAGTTCTATTTGTTCTTTTAAAAGCCTCCATGAAGTAGTAAAAGCTTTAGATTGTGAAACAGCCTCTTTTAAATCAAATCCAGTAGATTTATCTATATCATCTAAATCTTTTTTGAGTTGAGTTAAATCACGATTAAACATTCTTACTAAGGCAGGGTCTAGCCCTAATCGCTCCATTACTCTGATCTGTTGCGCCCTATCCATGTCTTTCATTTTAACTTGGAGTTCAGCCATAACGTCTGTAGTGCTTTTAATATTTCCTTGCGCATCTTTGACAGATACGCCAAGTTTTTCAAATACCATTTTAGCACGACCTATCCCAAGTGCCGTATCTTGAATTGCGCTATTAAGACCTAATAAACTTTCTTTGGCTTTATCTTCTCCTATTCCCATAATGGAAGCAATATCTAAAAAATCATCAAGTGCTTCTGTTGTGGTTTTTAGTCTTGTTGCAAGTAGATCTAGCTCATTATAAGATTTTGCAATTTGCTGGATAGAGTAAAGGACTCCTGCGGCTGTTGCAGTAATAGCGGCTCCAAATGCCATCACTCTGGTTGTAGTTGAAGCTATGCCTTGCGTAAACTCCGATAACCCTTTTTCGTCAACTTGAAAACCAAGACCAACAAGGAACTCCTTAATCATTTCACCATTCATTTTAAAGCCTCCTTGTATCTGTATTCGTTTTCGTCTTGAACATCTAAAGCATCATTCATTAAAGCAAAGTCTTCTATGTGTAGAGTTCCGTCTATTAAACTTTCGTATTTACATAAGCCTCGTAAAACTGGGCGCATTAACCAATCGTTACCATTTGGCAAGCTAACCCAATTTACTGACTTTTTTGTTTCTACTTCCCTGCGACCGAAATCGAGGGAAGCTTTTGAAAAAAATCTTTGAAGTTGTAAACCCCCACATTATAAGCAATTTGTAACATAGCTTGAAGATCAATATCTTGATACATGAAACCATTATCTGCTGTTGTGATTTTTGAGTATCCTACTCCTTGCGGTTCCTTTCGCTCGACCGCATTTAATAATCCAAATAAAATCATGTTTGCGTCTTTATCTTCAAGCTTTGCCAAAGCAATAGCCATAGAGGATAAAACCTCCATTGTGTCACCTTTAAAAGCGGAGCTAATCTCCGCTAAGATAGGCGCCAATCTTCTTACAATGTGAAACTGCTTCATTGCATCAAGTTTACTAGCCTTGTATGTAATGCCATTAACTTCAAATTCCATTTATTACCTTTCTAGAATAATGATGGTATACCAGTACCAACAAGATTGTTTGTGTTGATCGCATCAAAAGTCCACTCTAAATTCCCGCCTTCTTTGGCGTAAGTGTTAGAAGGTACTTTTTTAAATGCAACTTCTGTTAAAGTGATGTTATCGCCTCTTACTACATCACGCACCGTAATAGTATTTTTACCCCATGCCGCGCTTGATTTACGTTGAGTTTGATACATTTGCATAAGTTGTGCATTTGTAGGGCTTGTTTTTAGCAAACGAATTGTAACTGTTGAGGCTGTATTTGCGCTTAGAGAGTGCATACCGCTACCATCTGCCCCGATTGTCATAGTGTTTGCATCTGCTACTGCTTCAATGGTAATTCCTTCTTCTGCTACGCCTGCGTTTGCTCCCAAGTTAATAGAGCCGCCAGTTCCAGTAATAGCCGCTTGAACGTCTAAAAAACTATAAGTTGCCATTCGTTCCCCTTATCTGTTGACATTGACAATAATGTCAAGTTCTTGTATTGCACCTGCTAATTTTAACGCAATTTGCATAGGTGGTGCAACTCTAGTTTCTCTGTCGGCTTGTGCTTGCGAAGCCATTGGAGGCATATAAATGTAAAAACCTTCTTTAAGCTCTTGACCAGTTTGCAATTGTCCAAACCCATCGGCGTTCCAAGTACCTCCAGCAATAAGACCGTTATTAATTGCTTCTTTACATACCGAGTTAGCTACGTTAACAATTAAGTTTCCGCCCGCGTCAGTTTGTGGAATTTTTGTGCTTGATTGATAAAGCAAATTGTACTCAGCGTTTTGTAAAGCATCTTGGAACCAATCTAAGCCATGAATCTCATCAAAGTAGGCTTGCCCGCTCATAACACCATATTGCAAAATCGCTGTGTCGTTATTGTAATTAACATAAACGTTAACACGTTTGTCTTTAAGTGTAGCCGCTTGTGTTTCCGATAAAGTTTCAGCAACAACGCTAGGCTCTTGTTTATACATAAGCGTAAGAGTTGAACGGTTAGCGCTAAAGTTAACACTAAACGCACGACCAACCATTGAAGCAATGGCGTAAGGATTTGCGCTGTATTGTACAAAAGTTCTTTTGCGATTAAGCGCTTTAAGCTGTGACCCAATATCTGTGGTATAAGTAGCGTCTAAAACTCTTGTATCCGTTTCAGTATAACCATAAATTCTTGACAAACTTAAACCCTCAACAAGTGCAGAAACTGCTAGAGCTTGAACGATTGTTGGCATAGTTGAAGCCGCAAATGTAACGCCATACCATGCCGCTGATTTATCGGCTAAAGTAGCAACGCAGTCCACTGGCGTTTCAGCCGCAAAGCCATTGATAGGGGCAAGCGCTAAAGACGAAGTTAATTTTAATAGGGCTGAAATATCCACACCACTGCCACTCGGTACCGCATAAGCAAGAGTGCTAGTAATACCAGTCATTGCACTTGTAATGATAAATCTTGAGCCGTCAAATGTACATGTACCACTAGGAGACAATTTGCCAGCAATAACAGAAGCTACACCGTTAAGATTTGTTTCACTTGAAAAATCACACGCTGAAACAGTTTTAGTTACACCATCAACATCAACTTTAAAAGAGCCAGTTGTTATAGTTGTGAAGTTTGCCATGTCTTGCTCGGCAGTTGTTAGAATGCCACCTTTTAACAATGCACTTGTCGCAGTTCTCAACCATCTGCCGACCATTAAAGTCGCTGGTTTTGGAGATTGACCAAAGTATAATAAAGCCGCCAAATACTCAGGGGCGGTCGTGCCAAAATCAAGCGCAACGCTTTCAAGTGTTGTATATGTTCTAATTCTTTCGCTTCCATCAATTACGCCACTATCGCCCAAGATCAAAAGAACGCCAAAAGAACGTCTTTGAGCGGCTAAAGGGCTAAGGTTAACGGAAACTCTTACTAATCTTCCTACGGATAAACCAGCCATTAATTACTCCTTCACTAATATTGGTATTTTAATAATCTCGGCATCAATAAAATTACCGCTAGGAACATGTACCGTTCCATCGCCTATGCTTTCGATTGTTAAAATGTTAAAATCTTTTTTAAGTTCTTGACGCACTGTAATTGTAATATCAGCACGGTTGAACCACCTTTCATTTAAAAGTTCAGGAGCACGGACAATATTTGAAACTCCAACAAAACCAAAACCGTTACTAAACATAGTCTCACGGTTTTGTCCTATTTGAAAACAGTCTCTAAAATTGTTTGCATTTTGAACTGCATTTAATCCGTAAAAGCTACACATAATTTCTAACTCTTGGTGACGAATAAGATTATTTTCATCTACATATGCGCTATCGTCTGCTGTTTCGTTAGTTACTCCAAACGCTACCCAGTCAACCTCAATGTTAGGAATAATAGGTGTGTTTGATTGCCAACGTGGGCGCACTAGCTTGTTATCAAACCCAGTTAACCCCACAATTAAATCGTGGAAAAAATGTTCCACATTTAAAGATGAGTTGGGGGCTGTTAAGTAACCACCAGTTGCCGAACTATTAGCCATTATTGACCGCCTCTATTGTTGCTATTGCCATCGTATAACCGTCACCGTAATTCATGTAATCGCTTGGCACTTTTATATTGTATCGTTTACTATTCCATATTACCAAATCTGCGTACCCGTTAGGCGAAGCCGCTTGAAAGTCAAATTTAGCATATACCGTAATCGCATCAGTAAACTGTGCAAAGTCTGGCAATCGCTTAAGTAATTGACCGCTTCCTGCTTGTACACTTGCTTGCATGGTATAGGTAACTTCACTCAAAACGTTTTCACCGTAAGCGTTAATTGTATAAGGTCTTCTAATAACGGTAATATCATCAAGAAAGTCAGGGTCTTCTAGGAGTTCTGTAACGTCAACAAGTGCCATTATTTGCTCCTTATAACATAAGTGATTGAGTTTCTAAGTTGCCCAGTTCTTATAAGCCTTTTAGTACCCTTAAAGCCTTTGCGTTTTCTTGCGTCTAAAGTAGCTTGGCTTAGTGGAGTAAACCCGTCACCGTCATTTATTGTTTTTTTAACTGAGTTTTGAGCGATTAATCCAGCTTTATTTTGGGCTGTAGTAACTACGCTTTGATTAGTCATAAGCATTTCAACGCTTATTTTTAATTGTTCAGCACATTGTTTTGCAACAGCTCTGACCCCAGTAACTAAAAATGGAGTTGCTGGAATATTTCTAACTGGACTTCCATTTTCTTGAATGTATCCTATTTGAGCGTTACTAATAGAACCGTCATTGCGTTTTGATTTGTCCTCAGGTATCCCAATAAGCACACGAGTTTTATCAAGGTTTTTTATAGCCTTTCCAAATTGCGCTAATCGGTCTAACGTGACTTTAATCATAGCTGAATAACTCCTGCGCCCAAAATACGCACAAGATGGATAAATTGACGACCGTATATTGTTAAATTCCAATGCCCCGCATTTGGCTCTATTGAGCTTACAGTATCGTAGCCTACATTAACATCTCCTACACGTTTAGCATTTACCAATCCCTCTTTAATCTTGCCAGTCTTTTGATTATAGGCTAGTGAGATATTATGAGCGGTATATAGTTCAACGCCTTGTGTGTAAAGAGTATCGAATAAATCTTGTGAGATTAGCGTTTCGCCTATGCTTGACCAAAATGTCAACTGACTATCAGGATATTTTGTTGCGTCCGTAAATTCTGGAAAGTCTAGGCGAAATTGTGCTAAATTCATTTATCTATTCCTCTTCTTTTGGCTTACGCCCTCGTTTAACTACGGCTTCTTCATCTTCTTTAGGTTCTTGTAGAATGGTAACTAAACCATCTTTTTCAAGTGCTAACAAATACCAATGACCTTTTAAGTCATCGGAAATATGGGAAACTCCGCTATAAACTTGCCCGTCAATGTTAACGGGCTGTTTAAAATCAGCTTTCATTTAGATACCGTCAGCGTATTGTACAGTCTCTGGATAAACAAACTCAACTTCACCAAGACCAGCAATGTATGGAGAAATAAAGTTGATACCTTGGTAATAAGCCATCTCTCTACGAATTGGAGCAAGAGAAAATCTTAATCTATCTTCGTCATTTGTGTACGTTACCATACGATCAGTAGAGCCAGCGCCACGACCAGTTAACCATTTGGAAGGCTGAATGTTTAATTTGGTTCCGTTTACTCTTAGAGAGATACTATTCTCTTCTAGGAATGTAAGGATAGAAACGTTACCAGCTGTTGACACTTTTTGGCTTGAAATGTAAGCAAATTGAGCAGGTGGGAGTCTAAGCTCACTAGGACAAATTGCAAAACCAGTTGCGCCCCAAGCGTTTTGAATAAGTGTGTTAACGTCTTTTAAAATCTCATCAGGAGTTTTAGAAGTCCATAATGGAGACAATGACGCACCATTTGGAACGTTACCAGTTGTAACCAAAGAAGAGTTAAACATACCTTTAACAGATAGCTCTGTATCTCCAACGTAAACCATTTCGTCAATATCCATTTGATATTTAAGGTTAAGCGCATTAAATTTGCTTACGTCAATTTGTTGTCCAAGAAGTTGTGAACGATCAAGTTCAATACTTGTATAAGAAACTTCTGCACCCCAAATTCTCAAAGGAGTTGTTACAAGCTCACCGTTAACGCCTACGCCTTGAATGTTACGTGAATTAGGACTAATCCATGACTTACCGCCCCCAGTAGCGTTTGAACCTGAACTCATACCTCCCATAGCCGCAAATGAAGTACGTGTGAACGCTGTACTTTCGTTTGCAAGAGTTACGCCAGTTCTTAGCTTAATATCTCTCGACCATTGAATTGATACCAACGGTTCGTATAGTTTTTTGTCTAGGTTTGTTAGCTGATTAATATAGTAAGCTAAATTTCCGTCCATTGTTTTTTGATCGTGTACTTTATGAAACATATTTACTCCCCTTATCTTGCGATACGAATTTCTGCGTTGTTGTTAGCGTCTTTACCGCCAGCCGCCCAAACCGCATTAGTTAAAAGAACATTGTTGACGCCATCCGCTGTTGCTTCAAAGTCTCCAATCGCCTTACCGCTTGCCGCTACTACACGAACATAAACTGCACCTTCTTTGACTGGCGTACCGATTGTACACACTACGTTAACATAGCCACGAACCGCCACGCCTTGAAGCGAAAGAGGATTTGGTACGTTATCCGTAAAACTTTGAGCAAGTGAGCCACCTTGTGAAGGAGCAACACGAGTTAAAACACCATAAAAACTTGTCGCTGTCTCTCCGCCAGCAAACGGAAGAATTAAACCGTTAACAATTTTAACTGGCGCACCAAAAGCACCGACAGCAGTCGCACCCATGTACGCAGTTTCCACATTTGTTTCATCTATTCTAGTAATATTACCAGCAATGCCCGAAGGCATACGATATAAAAAGCTATTTGCCATATTTATTTTCCTTTCCAATATTGTGCATATTTATCGTTAAGCGATTCAGGAGTAACGATTGCATCTACCGTTAATGTGTCAGTAGTTTTGGCGATAAACGCACCTTGTCTGTGAACCTTTAGCAATTCCGAAGCTGAAACAAAAAGTAAGTCTTTGTCTGCACTATCTAAAGTTTTGCCACACAAAAGAGAATCAATAACTTTTTTGCCATCTTCTGTTTTGTATGCTTCATCAAGTGCTTTACGTTTGATGTCTCCAACCTTAGCAACGCTAGGGGCTAAAATCTCAGCACGAGAAATAGTATCCGCATCGGTTACTTTATCTTCGCACATTGCTGGCTTTTCATCTAACGCCTCGCCATGCTCCTCAGCTTCTAACGGCATGAGTTTTGCTAAATAAGCTTCGATCTTATCTAGTCTTGTATTTAGCGTTGCAATGATGGTAGGTTCTGCTTGTTCAGGCACAACTTCTGCATCAGCTACAACTTTATCGTCTGTGCTCTCGCCTTCTTCCTTTTCCACTTCTTCAAAAGCGTCAATGAATTTGGCTTTGAGCTTTTGTAAAACGCTCATTTTTTCTCCTTGTTGAAAATTTGAATCTTTAACCGCACATGCACTTCCGCATCGCCCCTTACTGACAAGTGCGACATGATTGCCTCTAATCGTAGACTGATTTCCCGTTCCATCTCCGTTGTCCGTGTATTGTGCGTCATACCCGTTAGAAACTTCACGTAAACCGTTCTTAACTAAATTTATAGCATAAGCGTCAGTTATCAGCAAATCTGCAATCATTTTATCGCTTTCTTCGCCTTCCCCTCGTCTTACGTTTTGTACTACTCCTTTCGCTAGTTGACTCCAATTATCAGGCGTGACATCGTCTTGTGGGTGACCAACCGTTACTGGTTTACCCTCAAAACTTGCTAGACTTTCAGGCGTGAACAGCTCATCGTCACGGTACACTTTGACTATGCCGTCCTCGTTGCCCTCTATTGGCACTTCGTTAGCACCGTAAAGCATCTCACCAGTTCTAGCAATAGGCACGTTATGACAAATTAAAAAACCCTCAGGAGTTTCACTCATATTGTCGCTTAGAGCAGTGGCGTAGTATTTTAGTTTATCCATTTATATTGTCTCTATTTTGTATTTCAGGTGTAGGCATAATCACCTCCTATTTTTGAAATGTTAGCTAAGTATAAAATAATGTGCAAATTTGCGCTTTATAAATGTCATTTCCGCAAAACAACTATTAAGATTATTTTGTGTATAATAAAATAAAAAGGCACATTATGATAACTAAGGAAATGGTTTGCAAAGCATATACAATGATGGAAGAAGGCAAATTATTAAAAGAAAGCGCATTAATAATTAAATGCTCTCCCGAAAAGTTAAGTTTAAAATTAAGAGAATATGGGTTTAAAATTATTAAAAATCAATTTTTAAAACCTATGCACAATAAAATAAAAACAGATGATAAATTAATTGTTGCGTTATATAAAAGTGGAATAAGCGAAAACAAAATATCAAAACAATTAAAAATAAGCAGAGGCGTGATAAGACTTAGATTAATTGAAAATAAAATACATATTAGAACCCAAAGCGAAGCCGAAAAATTAAAATGGTCTAATATGAATGATGAGCAAAGGAAAAATCAAGTAGCTAACGCACACAAAAGCGTAAAAGGCAAGTTATGCCATTTGTATAAAAATGGGTTATCTCAAACAAGTGAATACAAAATAAAAAAAGCTCAAAACAGAAGAGCTTTAAAAAAGTATAATGGTGGTAGCATAACTTTAAATGATGTTAAAATTATAAAAGAAAAATACAATCATTGCTACTGGTGCAATAAAAAGTTAAAAGATAATGAAAAAATACTAGACCACTATGACCCATTATTTAAAGGTGGCGCTCACTCGATAGAAAATATAGTTATTTCTTGCCATAAATGCAATGCTTCAAAAGGAGCAAAAGACCCTATCGAGTTTGCAAATAAAAAAGGTCTTTTGTTTTAATTTTTAAACTAAAACTTGGCTGAAACAGCGGCAGTTAGGAAATTCTCCCGCATGGCCTACCATACCGTCAAGCGTTGGTGGGCTATCCCATCTTACAAATTGCCCTTCCATTTCTGCATGACTATCTCTAACATCACCGTCACCACTTGTGCGCCATATGTAACCATCGCTTCCAACGCTTTCAGCTCTTGATTGAGTTATGACAGCATTAGAGCGTGATACTTCTGTACGTGCGATTAACATAGCACGACTTTCTGTAACTTCTTCGGTACGCATTAATTCTTTTGCTACCTCTTCCGCACGTCTGCCACCAGTGGCCGCTTCCATGGATAGCTTCTGCGCTCTTATCCCTGCTTCGAGTGGTAAAGACTTAATAAGGTCTACTTGCTCGCTCATGAGACGTTGGGCTACTATGCCCGTTGGTGCTTCAAATAATTCTAGTCGCAAATTTTTATTAAGCGTGTTTGCTAATTGCTGAAACTGTTTATAGTTGTTTGAGTTTACGCTTTTAATCATCTCACTCGCTATGGTACGAGCAAAAGGCGTTAAGCTTTCTGAATAGCGCAAAAGCAAAGGAGCTAACCCTTTGTCTAAGCTAGTGCCGTCCACATGCGATTCAACAAGCCCCCCGACAACTTTAGCAATGCGCCTTAGTTGTCTTGCGTAACGTTGTTCGGCTGTTCTATTCGGCTTCATTAGTAGGTTTGTCCTCTACTGTTGGGAGTGGTGGCTGTGCGCTTGCCTCTTCTATCATTTCATCGGTGATGTTGGTGTAAATACCAGTTAGTGCGCTTGAACTTTTAAGCTCTTGCAACGCCAACCCACGGTCAATAATTCCGCTTGTGTATGTTGCGTTAATATTATCGGACGTATTCTTAGCGACTTCTGATTTTTCCTTGTTAGTCATTTGCCACAACGAAGCAAACGTAAAGTTAAAATCTTCAGGCAATGATTTGCCATACTTTGAGCGATAGATTACTTTTAACACTTTGTGCATACCATCTCTAAGCATATTTTCTTGCTTAGCATTAATGCCATCATAGTAAGTACGCATATCGCTTTCGCCAGTTGAGTTCAGCCCTGCTGGACTTTGACCGAATAGACGAGTAAGTGGAATTTGTGTTGCACCACTGATCTGTTGACCAAATTGCAAGATGATATCAGATAGCCCAGCGAACGAGTAAGCTGTGGTATTAAAGTTATCGTTTTTATCGAGGAGTGTAATACCCTCATTAGTCTGTAGCTTACGCATATACTCAAACATTGTGATTAAGTTCTCTTCTGCTTTACCTCCAGCCGCCAGAATCTCTCTAAGCCCGTCAATGCCAACGGTGCGAAGGTGCGCACGACTTACAAGATTTGAAGCTGAAAGGGTAGCGGTGTTAAAGCTAATCAATACATCGTAAAGGCGTTCAATAATACTTTCTCCCCAATACATCTCAACGATTGACTGCCAATAAGGAAGCGTTATACCAACTAAGCGAATTACACGGCTATGGTGTACCTTCATAATTTGCTGACCTTCAGCCGCTCCAACCACGGCATAAAATTCAGGTAGCCCAGTGTCAGCGCCTTCTTTTATAAAACGTGTTAAATCTGGTTGTAGTTGCCAACGGTCGTAAACCTTTAGCCCTTTGAATTGTCCTTCTGCTATCGTATCGGTTTTGAGCGGTGTCGTTGTATCTTGTCCGTCAATCATCATAACCGCAACCGCTCCACCGTAAAGACGAGACCACTTGATGGCATCTCCGATATCATTCCAAATCCCAAGTCGTGATATTTCGGATTGTATGCCTTGCACTTCGGAGTTATCCATCTGTGAAGTTATTTCAATGCCTGAACGTGTCATATCTTCCGCTACGCAGTCAATTACCGAGCCCGCCATCCAGTTACCGCGATAAGCCGCTTCAAGTTGTATTCTGTTTTTAGTCACAAAGTTAAAACTAAAATATCCCGCACTCATAGCATTGTCAGCACCGTAACCTAAACGTGCCGTAAAGTTTGTGAAGCCGTCATTTGTTTTAAGTGATTTATTTCCGTTGTATTTTTTAGCTAGGCGTTTACTCATTCGTACGCTCCTTATTATTACCATATCATAGCGTACTTAAAAAATATCATCAAATTTGATTAGCCCACAACGAAGCACGATTTTTAATTAATGGCTCTATGGCGTAACGTATTGCGTCTATGCCATGATTGTTTTTATCTTCAATGTCCGGCAATATGTCACCAGTCAATCGGTGCGTTTTGTATGAATATAGTGAGAATTCCTTAGCTATGTTTTTACATCGTGGATGGATTATTACATCGTAACTTTTTATGTGTTCTATGCCATCCTCAACACTACCCGCCCACTTTGTACATGCCGTTATATTAAACCCTGCTCTCTTCATGTAGTTAATCATTTCGGGGCGGGCATTGTCGGCTCGTATAATATAACGTCTTGCTTCGGGTATGGTGTCGTATAGCTCAGGAGTTTTCTCTATCTCTATTCCGTATCCAAACGCTTCATAATCAATATAAATAGTTCTCTCTTTAACAAATAAACGCACTAAAGTATTTGGGTCGGTGGCAAACCCCCAGTCTGCACCAAATATAAATTGTGAGTATTCAGGAGTTTCGAATTCTTCTACTTTCCAATTTCTAAAGATACACGCATCTGCTAAGCGTTGAAATTCACCTTCCCATATATGAAGAAATTTATTATAATCTCTTAATCTATCTCTCTCCATTTCTTGTCGCAGTGTTTCTGTAAAGAATGGGTTTTGATCGTAATTAACTTTAACTACCGTCATGTCATCGTCTGCGTTAGCTACAAATCTTTGATATGTTGGGTTTGTTTCAGTCTTGGGGTTAAAAGTTATCCATATTTCGCTGTTTTCTTTTCGTATGGTAGGGACTAGAATATCCCAGCTCTCTTCACTTACACTTTCGGCTTCCTCAACCCAGCATATATCCACTCCCTCGGTAGATTTAATATCGTTGGTATTATGCTTTAGCCCTTTAAAAATAAACTCTGTTCCGTTAGGGTGGCGTATTACATTTTGTAGCACTTCATAATCGCTAAACTCTTGGTATTGATTTACCATGTCTTTTAATAGCTTATGAACGCTATCTGCTATTGAGGTTTGAATTTCACGAGCGCAAAGTATTCTAGTAGGTTTTTGTTTACCTATGATTAAAAGAGCGATTGCTTTAGTAGTTGATTTGCCACTTCCTCTCCCGCCATAAAATACTTTGTAGCGTTTTGGCTGAAATAATGGCTTAAATACTCTTGGAATTTCAATCAATGAATTTTACTTCAATGGTGTTATTGGTAAGGTTGTTTTGAGTGTTGACGTTTATTTGTTGGTTTGCGTGACGAGGTGCGAGTTCTAGCGTTACGGCTGATTTATCAATAGTATCTTGAATGTTTTTAAAATCTCCACTACCTAGCCCTACCTCTTCAAATTGTTGTACGCCATCGCCAACATTGATCTTTTCAAGCTTGACATTGTTTTGCAAGTATTGAATAGTGCGTGTTAAATTGATCTTAGTCGCACCATGGATAAGCTTCTTAGCGTCAATACGCTCAGCGAGTGAGTTAATACTGTCAAGTATCTCCTCGGCTATGATATGGGCTTTCTCGGGGTTTTGGGCAATCATTCCCGAAATGTTCCCTAAACTTTGCTTGACGTTCGATATTTCGGACTTTATGTTTCCCATAACTTCCCATAACTCTTTCGATATTCTATTCTGCAAAGTCTTTTTATCTACGTTATATTTATCGCTTAATTTATCAACTGTTATTCCACATTCATATGCTTTTTTAATTTCTTCCCAGTTATATTTTGGAGGACGACCACCTTTAGTCATTAAAATTCCTCGTATGTTCTAAGTTATTATCTATAATGTATTTATCATAAGCTATCCCTGCTTCAAGTGCTGTAAAAAATCTTCCCAAATATTTATCTTTACTATTTATTCTAATAGAAGCTTGAAATTTCTTTTTTCTTTTACCGTCTTTACTTTCTGTAACACCTCTAAATCCACTTGTATTCGTTTTCATTATTCTTCTTGTATTTCTAGCTTGAACTTCTTTTGTAGTCCATCTGCAATTAACAGCATTATACCCTTTGTTGTTGTCTATTCTATCTATCGTCAAGCATTCATTGTATCCATTTTTCAATGACCAATCTTTAAAGCATTCAAAGTTCAACCACTCGTCACAAAAATCTATGCCTCTTCCTCCATAACTTTTATACATGTTAGATTTATTGTTAAGTGTTCTATCTTTCATTAATTGCCATATTCTATAAAGTCTTGTGCCTGTTCCACCGTGTTTATAATTAAAATGTTTCATAAATAGATTGTATCTAAAAACTTGCCATAATGTCAAACAGTCTAGCCATTACTTAACCTTATTCCACAATGTTTTTAAAAAATGTTTTATTGTTCCATCTGTTTCTTCAATTAGATCATATGCAAAAGGTCTGCACACTGCTACGCCATCAGTGGCATAATACATTTTTAAGTTATCCCCAATAAATAAATTAATATCTACTTTTTTTACTTTTACTCTTGTTCCTAATTTATCAAGGTATGTTTTGCCGTGTTCCAATTTAATCATCTGCATATCCACAAAGCAATAAAAGAAAACGCAATCATTTAAAATTAATCATTTTTTATCCTTACCCAGCGTTAAAAGAAGACAAAATTAATCCAACTTCTACATTGTTAAAAGTGCCTATAAGCTCTACTGTTACATATTCAGGAGAACACCATGAATAGTTACAATCACCATAATCTGGTTTCATATTTTTTGCTTCTTCTTCGTTATTGGCATAACATACAAAACTATCAAAAGTATCCCAATTATCGTTATGTGATTGACTACATTTATATATATTCATTTCAACCCCTTTCGCTGATCTTCTTTGCGTAAACTATCTACCGTACGCCACCCATGTAGCTCCACCATTTTTAAATCATCTATCGCCCATATAAGAGAGTTTGACATGTCGAGATCAAATTGCTTTTGCAAGCACCACTCTTTTAAAACTTTGCATTTTGTTTCTTCGGCTATTAGCTCTAATTTATCTAACCATTTTTTATAACGACACGCTATTAAATCAGAGTAAACTTCTATGGGTTCTAGTTGAACATTGCCTAACTCTATTATAGCAAAAGCCGCTAATCTTTCATCATCAAGGTAGCAGTTCATAATATCGTAAAATCTAAACTGCTCTTGTTTGCTCATTTAGTCCATAACCCTTCCAAAATCATTCTAGCCCTAATACGCTTAGAATTAACTTTACATTTAGGACACCACATTGCGCCCATAGTTCCCATAAATTCAGCACCGCACAAATTGTTAGTACAAAAGTGTTTTACTTTTTTATAGTGTGCTGGGCGTGTTATTTGTTTTGTTTCGGTCATTTAGTTTCCTTGGTCAAACTTATCTCCTACTTTCATCTACTCCCCCTTATTCTTATCAATCCAATCGCATAAGCGACACAAGTGCTGATACCCTAAGTTGTGTTCAGATTTCTCAAAAGCATACATAGTGTTTGGGCTGATCTTTGCTTCCTTGCATAGCCTTTGACGTGTAGCAATGATTGAGCCATGTACCCACTTACCGTCTTTATATCCTCGCTCACTTTTTGCGTAAATTTCTTTTAACTCAGCTCTAAGCTGTGCATCTGTTTTTTGTACTTCGTTCAATTAATTGTCCTTAGTTTGATGTAACAACAATATAAAGTAAAATTAAAGAAATAATATTATCGCACAAAAGAAACAAATTAGTACGCTCTTGTTTTGTGAATAGCCATTTTTTAATATTTTGCATTTTATTACCTTACTTCTTTTCCGTTATTATACTATTTTTTTATAAATAAGTAAAGGGGGGGACGCTAAATTATATTAATATTACATAATCAATCAATTTTAACGTAAAACGTGTTAAAATTAAGCTATGTTAAAGTTATAAAGGTATATAATAACGGTATCAAAACAAAAGGGGATAAGATGAATTTATTTAAAGAAGCCAGAGAAAAAATACTACACGACATCTGCTCGAAGATGTGTTATTATCACAAAATAAACAAAAGCGAAATAGATTATGCTTTAAATATGACAGATGAAGTTGTAATTTATAGCTATAAAGATATAAAAGATGTAAAAATAAGTTTAAAGTAACTCCCCACTAATGGAATAGCATCGAAAGGAAAGCTGAGCGTGCGTGCATAGGCTCAGCGTAATGTGGAATTATAACATAAAAAAAGGGGATTAAAATGAAAGCATTAGAATTATTTAGAAAAATAAAAACTCAAACGATAATGTATTCTGATTCTGATATTGACGAATCCGTAGCAGAGCTTATAGGAATAAATCATAACAAAGAAAAAGCTATAGAAAAATTAGAACTTATGCGAGGTTATTGTGATGATATTATTCACCCAAGTTGTAATTATGAAATTTATTCCGACATGGTTGATTTTATTGATACAATTATTTTGGAGTTACAAAAAATGAAAGCACTAGAGGTGTTAACAAACAGTAATATATTTGATGATAGATATGTTTCAGAAAACAAGCTTCAAAAAGATATTGACGAAGCCGTATATGAATTAAATAATAGTTCTTGTGATACTTGCAAATACGGATATATAAACAGAAAAAGGTGTGTGCATGATGATATGTTTTTCTTTGATGAATATTCAATTTATATGGATATAGATTTTTGTTGCAATAGATATGAAATTAAAGGAGACAAATGAGTCGTAAACAATCACCCTCTATGCTATTGCTAGATCAACATCAGCAAGAGATAGAGACATTACTAAACAACAAGGCAAGTATAGCGTTACTGGTGCGGATGTTTGGAACTTCTGCTAACACAATGAAGAAGTATATTAAAAGTTTAAAATGTTAATTTTTGGGGGCTGGGCGTAAGCCCAGTAAGCCCCCAAAAAAGTTTGATTATATTAGTATTGTTTATTACGTAGCTCTACGCTACGTAACAATACTAATCACTACGCACCGCATCAACAAAAGCACCTGCCCCCCTAGTATTTCCGTCAGTTTTCGAAGCATGATGAATAATAATGATCGTTATTTCTACTTCTTTGCACCAATTAATGAAAGGTTGCATAAATACCCTCGCTTGACTATTATCATTCTCATTTCCGCTAAAGAACGCTAATAAAGGGTCAATAATTAATAGTCGTACATCATACATACAACAAAACTCTTTTAAGTCATTTAATTTGTCATTATCAAAGTCAAAATCATGTCCTTTTGAATGCGCGAAGTGAATAGGGTCATCCGTAATTAATAGCACTCTTTTTTCGTCATATTCGTTTATAATTCCAAAAGTTTTTAATGTTTCACTTCTGTTTTTAACATTGCCAACTTCATCTTCTGTTAGCCACATTGCTACATTACCGACGTGATAATTTGTATATTCAGACGCTAACTTTATGGATAAATTTGTCTTGCCAATACCGCCCTTTGCGCTTATCATGCAAAGAGTATTTTGAGGAAAAGGCATAAAATGAGAAAGTATAAAAGCGATGATTATTCACGAGTGCTGATGTTGACGCACTCTTCTGAATTAATTGACCAAAACTTTAAAGAGTTAAAAGGGATATGGAGCGAAGCTCCAGCAGGAATTTATAGTGCTTCT